TCATAGGAAGTAGTAAGCGATTTAGTCCCATTAAAGAACTGATCGGCATAAAGATCATCTTCCATGGCAATATTGGTAATCTGAAAACCGAGGGCAAATTCCCGGTGGACAAATTCATAAATAAACCTCTCAGCCATGCTATCCATTTTAATAGGAGCACCTTGGGTTTTCTCAAGTGCATAGCCAGTGCCTCTAATATCAACCATCCTCTCAGTATGTTTGACAGAATTAGCCTGTTCATAGATTTTGGTATATTCCCCTTTAAACCGATCATACTGAGATTTTACCTCATAAAGACCCGGCCAAAGCAGACTTGGAATATCACCGGTTGTTATAATAGACATAATTAATTACCTTTATTTTTAGTTTTCTTTACTGATCCTGCCTTATAACAGGTTTTTTTCTTCTCTTTCGGTAGGTATAATCCTTCCTTTAAAAGAGACGGCATATTGCTGCTTGTTATTATGGACATAACCTTATACTCCTATGCTCCGGCTGTTGGACCTGCTACGCCGCTTGATCCGTACATATGCTTGTTAAACTTAACTAGTAGGTTGGTAAATGGCATATTTACTCCCGGTACTAATCCTGTAGGATTGCTACTGCCGGTAATTACAGGATCAATTCCAATAATTTTTACGTCTAAGGTAGCTGTAGTAGCTGAGTAAGTTGAGCCATCGAGATAGTAAACAGAGCCGTATATATTAATGCCGCTGCGGGGGTTTTGACCACCTGCGATAGCAGTAGCATCCGTGAAGGTTATTCCTGCCACTGATAAATTGGCATTAAGACCAAGCCCGGTTGCTAAAAAAGTAATTCCTGTTGCAGCTGCAAGAGAACTTGATACTTGAACTCTAAATACTGCCATTGGATCATCATTAACATATGCAATAATAGGTGTGCCGGCTTTTACCGCTCTACCGCCGGGCCAGTAATCAGACTCTACAAGTATACCGGTATTTGCATCAGTATAAGCACAGCTTATGAACACCCCAAGGAAAGCGTCAGCATCTGCTGCTGCAACAGCTTGTACCTGTGTTCCGTTTGTTGGAGCTGATAACTTTTGCGGTGCTATCGTTCCTGCCATGACAGCAAGGCCTGGGGCACTTACAAATTTAATGGGATCACCTTGAAAAATACTGTTTGGCTGCGTGGTTAAGCCGTCAGCGGATGCATAAATAAAGTATCGACCTAGTTTTTGTGTTCCGCCGTTTCCTATTTGAGACTGAACCACTTCCAAACCATAAGGTCTATTAATGCCGTTAGACATAATTTCCTCATATATTGTTAATTATTAAAAAACGTAAATATTTTAAATTAAAAAAAGATAAGCTAATTCAAGCTCAGGAGACCTTTTAACGTCTAGTTATGACGATAAACTTTGATTCTAGATAAGTTTCAAAACTAGCCTTTTTGTGTCTTGCGATGACAGAGGTAGCTTTTTAAGAAAAAGATTTAGCTACAAACTACGCCTTTTTACGTCTAGCAATGACGTGAACCTTTTTAAGCCTGGTCATGACTTTTTTTTACCTAATTATATTATAGCAAAAAGACTGCTACTTTTGCAAATCGTACTACTATTTTAGATTTAGCTTATATATCTTCAAGCCCTTGAGCGAGTATTGCTTCAAGCTCTTCTTGTTCTATCCTATCCATTATTTTTTGCCATTTTTCGCCAGTCAGTATAAATATACCTGTCTGATTTGCTCTTAATTGCGTTTTGATTCTTTCACTGCCAAGTGCCAATCTAACCAATCTAATAAAAAGAAATTTGCTATTTGCCATTAAAAGAGCATTTAGTTTGTTTTCTATTTCTTCTTCGGAAATCACATTTTTAAATAAATCTTCTATGAGTTTGTTAGCAAATTTTAAAATTACTTTATGCTTATTATTTTTGTCTAGGCTTACCTTAACGGTAAAAAACCCTTCAGGGTTTAAAAACATTCCTATAACTGTATAATCATATATTTTTAATTCTTTATTCTCTTGCATAATCTTTCTATCAAATCTTAAATAACTCCCTTTAATTACCAAATACCACAACGGATACGCCATCAAGTACGGGAAGCAAATTACCGAGCGTATCGGTCGCAAAAATGATGACCTCAGTAGCTGACCTAGACCTAAAGAACACCTGAAATGGTGCTATTACTTCCGTTCCGCGTGCTAATGCCGGTAACACTAAATAATTACCATCAGGAAAAGGAGTAGCAAACTTCACAACATAAGACCCATTTGCTCCGCTAACCGATGCTATATTAAAACTACTCTCTATCTGAATATTACTAGCAGGTGCATTATTATCGTAAAAGAAACAATAAGCCTTAGCAGTAGCAGGATTTATAATCTTCCCCGGTACGCTCATATTACCGATATTGTCAATTTGGGTACTGTTTAAATTGATTACTCCATCATCTACAGTAGCGAGGTTAATATCCTCACTCCCGCTTGCCGTAGTAATGGTATTTACCGAGATCAAGAGATTACCTACATTGATACTGGATAACCCAGCTAAAGAATCGGCTAAATTAATAATTACATCGCCGCTAACCCCATCACCGCTTTGCAAGGTTATATTAGAGCCACCGCCTATTTTTCTGGTAACATATGAAAGCGGAGTATTACCGGTTATTACTAAAAATCCATTCTGTACCTGAGTAGCTAGATTATTTAAATTATTCAACGAGTCGGCAACCTTAAAAATAATGTTACCGGTCGGAGGAGTAATGGTTGAATTTGTAATCTGCAAGCTGTTATTCAGACTTTCTGTAGAAAAGCTTACTATACCACTGCTACCACCCCCAAAAGGTATTACCTGCCATACTCCCGTGCTGGTTAGATTCTCAGTTAGATATATCTGTATTACTTCCCCGGGAATAATTACGTTAGTTAACGGCGTTCCATCGTTATATAAGAGGGTAAAGTCTTTTTGCCCGACATTATTAAACAACAGGCTAGTACCGGTTTCTACAGTATTGGCAGGCGGCAAAGTAATTGTATATGCATCACTTTCAGAAATCACATTATTAATGTCACTAGCAATCTCCCCTTCAGTGCGTGGATAAGGCCAGGATAGTTTAATGTCGCTATTTAGTATGATTTTAGAATAAGACATAATATTCTACATTGCCCTGTCTGAAAACGGCATGACTGGATTATAGATGTCCGTTTGTACTTTCTGCAAAGTATCACGCATTACTCTTATAGCCTTGTTTTCGTAATATTCCTGCTCTTTAATCCCGTAGCGTTCATCACGTGCTAAAACAATAGTATCACCGGTAGTAATACAATCATTTTCCGATCTTAAGTCCCCTCTATAAGTACGTTTGTTTTTAAGCCTATCAGGAGATACGATATACCACTTTTTTGCCAGTAACCTGTTAATACGTTCTGGGCTATTAAAGGCAAAGTAATATTCTTCCCCTGGTTGCATTATTTCCTCGATTAAAGCTTTAAAAGGACAGGTTGAATCAGTGAACATTAAATCAAAATCATTGTTTTCAAGATCATGCTCCCTGATATCTCTATCTACGGACTTAAACTCATTATTTTTGTCTTGTTTATATTTAATTGCCATTTTTTGACCTCATTTCTTTATTATGTTTATCTAGAAGCTCACGATATCTCTCATAAGACATACCAAAAGCAAGCGCTGCCTTTTTCTCTCTCTCGCTTAATTCCCTTGTTTTTGGATCAGGGACCCCTTCCATAGGTGCACGGCTGCGAACCGCCCCAAAATGTTTGGCAGGAGTTGTAGTCGTATCCTGTGCTTTTAAATTATCGATATACTCATCTATCATGCTGTAATAACCACCTCCGCCTATTAGATGTGCTTTATTGGTAGTCTGGTATTTACGATCCAGCTTTCTAATAAATGATAAAACCTGACCCGCCAGCTTTTCATCATACTCGGGGGCGTTTCTATCTACTTCGGGATTACTTTCAAGCCAGCTATATAATCTATCCTCATATTCTCTTGCCCGAACCTGATTAAGATGTTCTTCGGAATATTCTTCTTTAGGAAAACTTGCTATCCTAGATGCCTCATTCAAAGCGTGGGTCGCCTTTGAAATCTCCGCTGTAGCTCTGCTAACTCCAGCAGCATCTCCGCTCTCTAAAGCTAACTGCAACCTTGCCTGAGCCATTTCAAGTTCGCCGGCAACATTGTTCTTATAATGGGTAGAACCGGTATTTATAGCTTGACGGAGCATTTGTTCCATTTGCAGTTTTTCTTGCTGTAACTGTTCTAAACGCTCGGCCATTGCCGCCTTTTCTTCACGTTCTTTTTTTAATTTAGACCAGTATTTTTCCTTGTCTTTGTCAGGCGTAGAGGTTTTAGCAGGCTTTTCTTCTTTTTCGGGAACATCTGCAGGACGTTCGCTTTTATCATCTTCGCCCTCTAATCCTTGAGACCCTTGCTCCGGTTCTGCAGTAGCAGTTTGATCTTCTTTATCCTCGCCCTTCTCGTCCTTATTTTCGGCTATTTCTTTTAAAGGCGGAATAGCGGCGTTTAAGTCGCTTGTATTTTCAATATCTATTTTAAACATATTCTTACCTTGATACTTTTGATGGATTATCGACTAACAGTTTGATTTTAAAATCTTCTACCATAATTATCGGCTCACCCTCATATTTTGATTGCAGAGATGAACCACGGGGGAATATAACCCAGTCTCCGGCTTTGACGTAAGGGCCGCTTGGAAACTGATCACCCTTATAACTATCAGGACCCAGCTTTAATACCATCCCGACCATTGAGTTATATTCTAGATCGTCAGCAATAGCACTTGGTGGTTTTATAATTCCTCCTCTTGTAACCTCTTCGACAGGGGGTTTGTAAATAAGAATTAATACATTAATTCCGGTAACCGATACTTCCCGAAATCTTTCAATCATTGCTTTCTTATCAAAAATTGATAGATCAATTCCCAAAGTTTTAAAATCTTCCGCCTTGTAATTGGCTATTTCATGGTTAATCATTGTTATTTACCTCTATTATGTGCCTGTTAAAGAGTTCAAGGGAGCTCTCAAGTCCTTCAATTAATCCCACGTGATATTTGTAATCCTCTAGCGTAGAAATTGATGCCGGATTACTTAAAATACGCCTGTATCTATCAATCTCAGCTTCAATACTTCCTATAAAGCCGGAGGTAAAAGAACCTCGGCTATAAATGTTATTTCGGTTCATTTACTGCTCCTCCCCATATTTCTAGGTTTTACTACCTTACCGCTTTTTGTAGCAACGTCTTTTCTAATTTTAGCCGCTCCCCCAGCGGCATATTTGTTGCCGGCTACTTCTCGCTCTTTAGCTCTTTCCTGCATTTGGCGAGTAGCTAACTCTCTTTTTTGTCTATCCATAAATGACCTCCTCTTTTTCTGCTGTGGATGATAGTTCTGATCTTAGAGCTTCTACTTGAGCCTTTAACTCAGCTTCTTTTGCTTTGTACTCAAGCTTTAGTAATTCAAGCTCGTTCTTAGTACTCATTTCCTGTTCCTTAGTTAGCGTGTCTATTACTTTTTCTTTCTCGTTTAGCTCGAGCTTTAAAAGTTCAATTTGATATTTCTGCTCGGCAAGTTGTTGTTGTTCATTAACTTTTAATTCAGCTAAATACTTCTCTTGTTCCAGTTTTTCCTTATCGAGCTCGATACTCATTTGAGTTTTGTAGCCGTCAGCTTCAATATTTAAATGAGCTAGCCGTTCCTTTGACTCTACTTCCAGTCTTCGCTGCTCTATATCGGCAATCTGTACCTGCAGGGCTGGGTCTATAGGTTGCTCCTGTTGCTCTTGTGGTGCTACTTCAGGAAGTAGTATCTTATCGATGTCATTAATACCAAGTGCCTGATATACTTTTAAATATACCTCTCTCATGTTATGTAGCTCAGGATTGCTGCTAGCTAACTTTAAAATACTCTCTGCCTTGATTATTCGCTGCGTAGAAGATTCAACAGACGGATCAGATACGGGTATAACTTTCAAACTCTCTTTATCCAGAGGTAGAGACGGCAAATTGAACATTTTATAAAAGAGTTGTAGCTCCTCACTAAAACTACTATGGACTGTTCTCATTATTGCCGATTGCATCCGATTTGATACTTCAAGCAAAGCAATGGTAGTACCGACAGGCGTATTCTGATTATTTTCAGCTAGCCCTGCTTCTGTTGTAGATGCTAATTCCTGTGTCTGAGCAGTTATCCGGTTAATATATTCAAGTAAAGCCGGAGAAGGCCCATTATAAGGAAGCGGCATGATTGAATCACGCAAGGACAAATTACCCGTTTCAACAGTTACAAATTGCCCGGGTAATATCGTTAAATCATTATTAGTAGTCTTTATTCCCTTGGACTTCATCCCTCCCGGGAAATTCTGAAAAATAGCTGCGTCAATTGCCATTTGTTGCATGGAAGTTAAGCTCTTTGAATTAGAGCCGAGTATTTGAGCAAGACCTAGTCCAAAAACATCAAACCCGGGGAATAAGTTATAATGAATAAAGCAGTTAATCCTTGTTCTGGTTGGATCGTTTTCATCCCAGTTTGGCGTAAGTGATACGATCTGATTAGTAACACCGCATCTGGTAATAACATAAGGTAGTGGTATGCTGTAATCCTCAAGCGAAGAGCTATCATCAAAAAAATCATTTAAAACCAGATATTCGTGTGTTTCATAAAAGGGAAAACGGGAACCGGTCGGATCAACCTGTTTTTGCTCATTTTCATCCTTTGCTTCTTCACCCTCGCTACTGCCTATGTTATCTAGGTAATCAAGGTCAAGTTTGGAAAATATCCCGCTATTTATATTAAAGATGATTTCTCTTTTTGAGAGATATCTAATATGGGTCAGACGATTTGATTCGGTAATACTTGAGCAGTTATTATCAAATAAAAAGTCCTCAGGCATGATAAACCGGCTCAAGGGCTTACCTGTAATCGGGTCATAGTAGATTTTACGGAATACACATCCGTAAAGAATCAGATATAACAGGAACCGATCGTAATCGGGATAAAAACCTTTATCTTCGACAGTTAAATACTCGTTTAAAATATCCCTGACCATCTCGCCTTTTAATTCGTAGTCTTCCTCCACACTTATATCGGTTCTAAATCCTACAGGACCGGTAGCGGGTAATAATTCAGAGCGAAGCGTGGCCCAGAGCCGAAGAACGCTGCTTGAGAAAGTAGTATCGTAAGTCTTAACCTGCGCGCTATTTCCGATGGAAGAATTGGATTTACGAATGCTCCCATTATCTCCATCTTGTATTTCCTCAATTTTAAAGCCGAGCAGATTTTTTGCCTTTTCAATTATATCAAGCCAAGGGGCACGGTTTTTCTTATCTTTTTCTGTTACCTCTTCCAGGTAAGAAGCTATTTTATCTCTGACTGCTTCCTGTATATCATCCGCAAAATTACTATTAAAAGCAGTAGGAGAAGGTGCTAATTCTTCACCCCTCTTATCCATACGTGATAAGATTTGCTCCTCTAAAGATAAAAGAGGATCATCCATTGCTTCGGGAAGTTCTACCTCTTCCGGTAAAATGCCCATATCTTCTTCTAGTGGGATTTGTTCCTCTATAGGTAATTCTTGAGTAAGATTTAGAGATTCAGGCTCTAAATTCTCTAGCCTTGACAAATCAGGATTAGTCTTTCTTTTTTGCTTTCTTCTTGTTGCCATTAGTATAATTTTCTAAATTTAGTAATGGTTTCATCTTCCTTAACGTCGCTTGTATGGGTTAAAGCATCAAAGTCTCGGAGGTACAAAATTACCTGTGTCATCGAGTCAACGAGGTCTTTTGACTCCCCGTTTGGAAAGGTTATCACTGTTTCTAAAAACTCTTCGGCAAACGGAGTTAGCCTTTCAGGGGGTTTCTCTTCAGTAGGTAAGTATACAAGCCCGCACTCAATAAACGGCGCTGCTCTCTGTACTCTTGCATTCTTATCGCCTTTTGGGGTGTAACCTATAGCAGGAATACCAGCGAGCCTTAAGTCCCGAATTAACGGATCACCCGTTGCCTTTGCCTCAATAAGGCAAATATCAACAGTTCTTTGAGCAGGCATTGGGTTTTTATGCTCACCGGTATCTTTATAATCCTTGGCAAGTCTCTGCGCTCTAGCTCGAAGGTCTGGATATCCCACGCGGTCACGCCAAACGGAGAGCAGCATTATCTTGAAAAACTCATCCTCGGATTTTTCGACCCATACCCCCCAAGTGCTGCAAGCAGAATATGCAGCTGTCGGTTCATCAGAGATTGCCGTATCCCAGCTTTGTAATATGTAATCAAATTTAGGCTTAATGGGACTGCCCCAGAGCTTAAACCATTTTTTCTTAAGTATTCCTCCACCAATTGGAGACGGTCTTTGCTGGCATTGCCCTGCATATCCATAAGAGCCGAGTAACTTCTTTAACTCATTTACTTGCTTCTCGCCAAAACGTAAGTCATTAAGCACCTCTCCCTCGCAGCTGCGAGGGTCTTCCCAAATAACCTGATCTATGCCAAGCGGTACTGTTATACACTTCCGTTTTTCTTCAAATTCCAGTGGTAGCACTAATTCTACCCAGTCGCTGTCGCTATCGTTTTTTCTGATATAACCGGTTAGATCGTTCTCGTGCGTTCTTTGCTGGACAACTATGCGGCAGTCATTAGCTGGGTTATTTGAACGGGTAGACATTCTTTGCGTCCACCAGTTAATTACGTTCTCACGTTTTATTTCAGATAAGTCCCCCGGATCGTTAGGGTCATCAATAATAATGATTGAACCGCCTTTACCGACAGTTTTAGATACTACGCTTGTTGATTGCCTATATCCTGTTTTGGTATTCTGAAAAAAGCTCTTAACGTTCTGGTCTTTGAGAAGAGGGAATCTATATCCCCAATTATCCTGATACCAATTGCTCTCGAGTAAAGATCTGTTTTTCTGTGCATGCTCAAGGCTTAAGGAATTAACGCAGGATACAGTTAAAAACCGCTCACTAGGATTATGTATCCACACCCAAGCAGGAAAAGCTACCGATATTAAATTGGTTTTACCAGTACGAGGCGGAACATTAATGATCAGCTTTCTTATTTGCCGCGCGTAAACCGCCTCTAAATGCTCTGCTATAGCCCTTATATGCCAGCTATCAACATAAGGCATGTTACCTTCGATATAAGGCCATGCTGCCTTAAAAAACTCATATAAAGAGCCTTCGCTATTTGCTACTTGCTCCTCTATCTGCAATACCTTATCCAAGTAATTCCGCTCTAAGCTAGACATAAAAGCCGGTATTACTTGAGGTAATTTTATATGATCAGAATTGTGTTTCATGTGCGTTAACTATTTCCTTTACTTAAAATAATTATAACACACTACTTTTTAATCTTGATTTTCCCGTACTTTTTTAGATTAAATGCTTTCTCCATATAGTTAGGAGTATAGACAGAATTTTTTATTTGACTTGAATTCTGCAACCTCCTAATCTTTAAAAAGTTACTTGGGGTTGAATATTCCTATCCTTGGGATAAACCCCTCTGGGGTAACGTTTTTTACGTAACCCAAAATATTTTATTATTTGGCTTAATAGTATTGCCAATTTAGAAGGTAGGCTTATGAGTAAAGATCTAGCTATATTAAGAGATAGAGCTGTGGCTTTAATAAAGGCTGGGGATTATGATAATGCATTAAAATACTGTGATATAGCTATTCAAAATATAGAAAGTATCAAATACGAAGTAGAAGCACTAAACAGATTATATCTTGAAAGATTAGAGCAGTATAAAGAAGCGGCAGCAAAGAGAGATAATTTATATAATGGTTCCAACGTCAACGGTGTTAATGCTTTTTCATGGTCTATACAAAATCCAACACATGGGTTTAGGTGGTTTTTTGAGAATTCTTTACACGTACCGTCTACCACGCCTGATAATATTAGAATAATTAATAACTTAAATAAGAACTTACCTTTATATTTAGAAGAAGTAAAAAGGGCTGATTATTTTTGGGATCAATATAATAAATACTATCAAGACATAATGAAATTAAAAGGAATATTAAATCAGGCCTTTTATATTTATGACACTAAAGCTGTCGTTTTAAGAGAGTTAGGGGATGAGGAGAACGCGTTAAAATACCGTGATATAGCTATTGATCTCAATATCAATGCCTTACAAGAGGCAAGAAATGCTCTTGGAACGATTAATGCAGATAATTACTATTATAACGTGACAATTGAGACAAAACATACTGTTCGAGGAGCATTTGGAATAAAACTTGATCCTAAATACACTTATCATACGGAAAGAAGATTTAATCAGGATGAGTATAATAAAGCAAAGACTAGTTATCAGTGTCAAATAGAGAGTATTAATACACAGATAACTGCTAAACAAGCTGAAAAGTTAAAACTTAAAGAGCAAAGAAAAACCCACAAGTTAGAGCTGGAGAGAATAAAAGCAGAACAGCTAAGAAATCAGAAGTTAGAAGCAGAAAGGTTACAGGCTGAGAAGTTAAAACTTGAAAAATTGGAAGCCGAGAGGATAAAGGCAGAACAGCTAAGAATTCAGAGGTTAGAAGCAGAAAGGCTACAAGCCGAGAAACTAAAACTTGAAAAATTGGAAGCCGAGAGAATAAAAGCAGAACAGCTAAGAAATCAGAAGTTAGAAGCAGAAAGGTTACAGGCTGAGAAGTTAAAGCTTGAAAAATTGGAAGCCCAGAAGATAAAGGCAGAACAGCTAAGAATTCAGAGGTTAGAGGCGGAAAGGTTACAGGCTGAGAAGTTAAAGCTTGAAAAATTGGAAGCCGAGAGGATAAAGGCAGAGCAACTAGAACTCCAGAGGTTAGAAGCAGAAAGGTTACAGGCCGAGAAACTGGAACTTGAAAGATTAGAGCTTGAAAGAATAAACGCAGAGCAACTAGAAACCCAGAGGTTAGAGGTGGCAAGTGACGGTGAAGATATTGACATAAGTACAAAACCTTCTAGGTTATATGATCAAACCGCCGTAAACGTACTAGGTCATAATTCTTATCACAATGAATCGGATATAAATTATTTAGATCAGATATAATGGTAAAAGATGTATTATGGAGCGCCGATTATCGTTGTTTCCTTGGTTGTTTATGCTTCTGTCGATAGAGCAAAAAAGTAATTATTATAACACATGAAAGTAATAGTCGATAGTACAGAGCTAATGGGCTCGGCGGATGAGCTGGAGCAGAATAATACTATCAGTTCTTCTTCCCTGAAAATTGATCATTCGTTGCAGCAGGAGTCTATTGATTCTGACAGAAAAATGTTTTCAACTAGCCGGTATTATTATGATAATAAATACTGGGATTCGGAATCGATACAGGTAGATGTTGTAAAAGGAATAACAAAGCAAGGGTTAGACTTTGATTTAAATAGAAATGCTTTTAATCAGAAAGATAATCAAAGCTATTGTTACCAGGCAACCGATATAAAGTTAATCCAAAATGAGATTATGAAGCCTTTTCTCGGTAGTTTTACGATACATGAACCGATAGGCGACGGCAGATACGTAAACCGGGTTTTATCTGCATTAATATTATCGTTAGATGAACATAAACCTACTTTGTGTATTTATAATCTCGGTAATTGGCATTGGGTATCTTTTGCAGCCTTAAAAATAAATGATGAAGTATACGTACTGTATAAGGATTCAAAAGGCAGGGTTAATAAAAACTTTGAGAAGCTAATAACAGAAATAGATGAAGCTGCTAGATTTATTACTAGCACATCCTGCGAGCAAACATGGGGGGTAGAATGCGGGATATTTGCTTTGAAGAATATGCTAATCATGGCAGAGCAGCTTCAAAACAGCAAGGAAGAATTTATCAAGGGGTTCGAGGAGTTTACAGATTTTTGTAGTCTGGAACTAGCACAAAAGCTTAGAGCGGTAGATTTTGCAGCAGAATATGTACTCAGCAAATACCACGAAATGAATGCGGCTGATTTGCATTTAAGTCGGTTGCTACAGTTAAGAGTGCAGCATAATAGTGAAGCGGGTTTAATAGAACAGAAGCTTAAAGAAGAAGAAGCATTAAAGGCATTAACCATTAGAGCATTAGATGCCGGTGAGGAATTAACCAACACAGTTAATACTATAACTGTTGAAATCGCAACCATGTGGGATACAAATCCCACAGATAGCAATTATCTCTATGGCTATCGATTTGCCATTAGTGACAACCTAAAACCAGACCGCGCAGAAATATTTGGAATAATAAGTGCAATACTAGAAGCATCCCCTGAGGTTGTAAATGATAAGAGTATCGTATTCTCTGCAGATCATGTAAGCGGGATAGTTAAGGTCCAAAAAGCAGCTATTAATGATCAAAGTATAACTTCCATAGGAATAGATAGATTATTAGAAAACCTGTCTGTAGCACCTGTTTCCACAAAAGGAACGGAAGTTTTGCGGATTATGCAGAATAAGGCTGGAATTCTTTTAGAAAGAAATATTCCAAGCAGGGAGATCACGAAACCATCTAACTTGATTCATCATGGATTAACTTCTGACGAATCGGCTTCTACATTATTAGGAAAAGTGGTATTGCTAGGAAAAACACAAATGGTAAAGTATTTAGCCGAGCATGCACATTTGCAAGATATGGAGTCTATTAAATCGATTGATCTTATCAAAGATACTTACTCGGATTTTTTAAAAAAAGGTTTCGGTTATACTAAGCGATTCCTTACCGGTATAAAGCAAAATTATGTTTTCAATGATCCAAACGTAGCTAAAGACTTTGCTAAATTAGTACAAATTGATACGAAGTTTAGAACTAAAACAGCTGAAGAATTATTAAATAGCGAAGAATGGCAAAGTTTAGGGGGAGTACTCTCAAAACAGATTTCGCCAGTGGTACTAAAAACTAAAGGATTAGAACATCTTGATGTTAAATCTAAGGAGAGCAAGCAGATTGAAAAGATTCCGGAATATATCACACTGCTCAAAACAAAACTATATGAGTTTGCCTCATCGCTAGGGCAAGACGAGAAAGATTTGTTAGATAGTTGGTGGAAGAATAATAAATACAATGCCCCGGATAGGGTAGTAAATTTCCTAATAGAGCTTTTAAGTAAATATTACGATAGTAAGGATAAAAAGAAGATTAAAGCCTCTATATTTGATATTATGATCCCTATTCTTGATGCAGAAGAAAGAATAGTATTAACAAAAGAGAGTCAAACATTTCTAGAGCATAAACTAGTTACCGACAGAAATAATACCAAAGGCTATGTGCCTGCTATATTACAACGCGGGTACGTGAGCAATTTGCAACCGGACACGGTTAGTTCTTTAATAGAGTTGCTTGATTATTATAATACACAGTTATTAGGAGGAAAAGATCCCGATAAGTTTGTACATCATATAAATTATGCTACTTTTTTACTAGCACATAATAGTAGCAATTTAGAGGATAGTTTGCTTTACGCATCTACAACAGGCATATCTAGGCTTTTAGATACTAAATACGATATTTTAAAAGATCAATTGGGAAATGGACTAGTACGTTTAACTAACTGTTCTCTGGAAAGCGGTATTAAAGTTGATGATTTAAGCATTTGCGTTCTAGCTAAAATGGCGTCGGAAGGAAGAATAGATAAGGATAGGGAAGTATATCACGTCGATGCTAGAGTACTTACGCTGGAGGTTTTAGAAAAGGTACTAAAAAATAATCATGATATTACTCCGCAAGCAGTAGAACTACTTGTAGATAATTTAGATGTCGTGGATACATCCGTTGTAACTAGTACTTTAAAAGTTTTTTCTTTAATAGCCAAGCAGAACGGATATTTACCGGGTAATGCAATATATGCCGCAAGCTGGTTAGTTAGCGCAGACCAGAAAGTAGTAAAACAGGCAGCAATCGATTTTCTAGCAAATGTATGTAGCAATAGTAAATATGACTATAGTAGCATAATTGATCCACATTTAGGACCGTTATTACTAGAGGAAGTACTTAATAACAATAGGCAGGCAGCGGTTTTATTAAAAGCTATACTTCAAGCACAAGTGAAGGGGATAGGAGGGCTTTGCCTTAAGTATCTTGGAGAGGATCGGTACTTGGAAATAGAGAAGATAATATTAGCAGGTAGTGAATCTTATAGCTTAGAGGCTAAATGTGCTGCTACCTTACTGATAAGGCAAGCGGTTTTAGAACATCATGACCCGGTTTTACCGCAAGAGTTACTTCAAGTTTTATCTGCCGCTGCAGATAACGTCAGGAGCTCTGATCTTAACTTACGTTTATATAGCATTGACGCTCTAAAAGTATATTTTACTCATCCAGGCAGGCAATTAGGAGAAGAGTTAAGCTATGCATTAACCAGGTGTAGCGGTGATGATTTAAGCTCGGTATTAGACATATTCGAATTGAAGGAGAGCAAGCTACCTGGCGTAGCCGTAACGTTTTTAGCGGGTTTGCTAGTAGAAAATGCAGACGGCGATTTACGCCGTAGAGCTTTTGAGATTTTAACGAGAGCGCCGAAAGATACTTTCGGGGAAGAAATTCTCGGAATATTAGAGATAGAGGAAATAGCCGGTAATTTAACCTTTATATCAAGCCTAGAAGACCCGGATGTAATAAGCGGGCTAGTGAAGGATTTAAATATATTAAGCAAGTTAGTTAGCGAGGGAACGCACCTTACCCGTAGCTCCCTTTTAGCTTTGGAAGGGTTATTACGAGGTAATATAGATGAAATAGTAAATTGTGTTACCGACCTTATAGAGCAGATCGTAAGTAATAAGCAAGAGGTGCCTTCCGGTATCATAGAGAAGTTAATAGAACAAATTACGGTAAAGCCCGGTAGCGGTTCTTTACTTAAAACTTTAAGTACCGTATTAGAAGAAACTGAATTTAGCAGTAAAGCGTTACTTGATGGGCTAGAGGCGGTAATAGGGAGCAGGAGGGATGATGAGACAGAGAATCATGAGCATGCTAGTTATATTCTAGCGTTGCTTGCCAAAAGAGGTATTCCTCTTGGTCTTGGTATATTAACGAGTTTAGCTGGTCTAGCTAATGATTACTTAGATTCCCGGAAGATAATAGAAAACGTTCTTTCAGCTTTTGATGAAAGCTTACAAAACGGCGGGGTATTACCTATTCCTGCTACGCGGGTAGTGGCGGGGCATATAGGTCATCAGGACAGGATGCTCCAGGATCTAGCCTTAAAATGCTTAAAAGAAATAGATTTAGAAGATCCGGGGCTTAAAGAGGAATTAGAGTCTAATCGGGAATTGCTGCTTGTTGCTTTAAAAGGAGAGATTTTAGATAGCGTTAAAGATATTCTTATAGAAGAAAAGCTAAGACTGTTAATAGAAGCTGCTATTAATGAAGAGGGTATTGCTTTAGAGAATCTATATGCAATCAAGGATTTTTTATGCTTTGTAAATAAGTACGGAGTACTACCGGATCAACTAGCGGCAATATTAGTTCAGGAGGATATCAAGGCGGAAGTAGATTTTAACCAGCTAAGACACATTGTAAGCAGGGAATTACTTGTTAAAGAGATTATGGGTATCTCAGGGGCATCTAATGAGCTTTTACCTTATATGCGAAAAGTTACCGGGAATCTCGGTCTTGGCATGGAAGATCAAAATGCGGACGGAGAGAATCTTGTAGAAGTTTTAAAAGAACGATTTAAAAGTAGCTTAGCTATAAACCATCATGAATTAAATGAGATTTTATATCAATTTGCAATTAGCAGTAAGTTTGGCTCTAGCAAGGAGAAAGACTTAAGTAGGTTGCTCGAGGAAATAGAGGGTTTAAATGAAGGTAACCCCGAAATAGCCCAGTTACTTGCCGATAACAAATTAGAAGATAGTTATTTAAGGGTAGTCGGGATTTACGGAAACCGCTCAAAGATCATTGAAAACGATGCGGTTATATCAACATGGGAAGAAGGCGACATAAGATCTTGGGCCCGGGTTGCCAAAAACCACCCCGAAAAGAGCAGCCTAGAGTTTATAGAGGAAACTATAGCGGTAATTAAACAGGCAAATAAACTATTCTGCGGTCATGATCTCCGGATAGTGCAGATAATATCCCTCTTAGCGTTCTTCATGGGCAAGGAGGGAGGAAGGTTACTTCAGATATCTACAGGTGAGGGTAAGTCTACGACGACGGCAGGACTTGCGATAATTAAGGCTTTACAAGGAGCTAAGGTTGATATTGTTACCAGTTCGCCTATTCTAGCCCGTAGGGATGCGGGGGAGAAGGCTTCCTTATTTGCAATGTTTGGTTTAAGCGCAAGCCATAACTGCGATAAGGCCGATAATATCGAAGGTTTTAGAGGATGTTACGCTGCCGATATAATATACGGTGATGTTGCAAACTTTCAGTATGATGTTCTAAGGCATGAGTATAAAGGGTATGGTACTAGAGGAAAGCGTGTTTTTGAATGCGTGATAGTAGATGAAGTAGATAGCATGCTAATAGACGAGAGCGGCAAAATAGCAATGCTTGCCTCTCACCTGCCGGGTAGCGAGTATGTACAGTTTTTATATAGTAGTATTTGGCTGCGATTAAATATGGTAGATAGCCATCTTGCCCGGATAGATAACGGGTGGGTATTCGTAGATAAGCCTTTCGAGGTAGAGGGCGGGAAGATAGTTTTTAAAGGCGAAGAAGGTAATATTAAGAAAATTGACGATATAAACACTTTAAGAGCCGGACACTTGGAAGACTATATCAATGAATTACTCTCCTCGGATAGGGTAAAAATCCCTGAGCATTTAAAAGAATTTGCAGCGCTGCAAAGGTATAGCTGGATAAAAAACGCTATAACGGCTAAGAATTTAATCCTAGAAAAGGATTACGTAATTATCAGGAGCGAAAAAGGTTACGAGGTTATTGCTCCCGTTGATTACCGAAATACGGGACTAATCCACACAAACACCAATTGGACTAACGGCCTTCACCAATTCTTGCAGATCAAACACGGCTTAAGATTGAGCTGTGAAACCTTAACTACCAGCTTTATCTCCAATATGGAGTACTTCAAACGCTACGGTCATAATATCTATGGCATGAGCGGCACACTCGGCTCATCCGATTCACAGGATTTATTAAAATCTACTTACGGCGTAGAACTGACTTTTATCCCGACCTATAAGGAGAAACAGTTTTTAGAGATACCCGCTATCTTAACGGAAGGAGAGGAAGAGTGGTATAATCAGATCATAAGCTCCATAAAGAAGCAAGTAGAAGCAGGGAGGGCAGTGCTGGTAATTAACGAGAGCATAAAGGTTACGCAGCAGATAAGAGCACTTCTTTTAGGACAAGATTACGCAGCAGAGAGGATCAAAATCTATTCAAGCAGCTTAAATAGCGAGAATGAAGCAATAAGCGGTAATATATATAGCGGGGATATAATCCTTGCAACTAACTTGGCCGGTCGTGGAACGGATATAAAAACTACCTCTAAACTTGAAAAGAGCGGTGGGTTGCATGTAATAGTCAGCTTTTTACCTACTAACTCAAGGGTAGAAGAACAGGCATTCGGTAGGACGTCAAGGCAGGGGAATAAGGGTAGCGGGCAAATAATAGCCAATACGGAAGTAGCGTTAGAAGCATTAGGTTACCACAACTATCCTATTAGCAATTTAGGAGGGTTCGAAGGCGCTGATAAGCTAAAAGATTTACGCAATCATGTTGAAGAGGAGCGTTTATTACAGGCAAAACTATATGAATCCAGCAGCATAGGTTTGGATGATGAACTCTTTAAGATATATAGCCTTTGCTTAAGCGAATTAAAATCGGGAGAAAAAAATCAGTATAAATTGCAGCAGCTGGAAGAATTATGGGGCATCAAGTTAAAGGAATTAAAGCTGCTCGGTTTCACAAGGGAGGAAGAACGTGAGCTAAAGGAAATCGCTCGCCAGCAGGGATTTAAGGTACTGAGCGTCGGAGACCGGGTAGGAAATATTTATAGAGCAATTAGCCTGCAGTTAGAACATAGCATCACGGCTGATGAGCTTCAAGGATTAGCACTTGCTTATCTGCTGAATGATACTGATCCTAGCAATATAGAGGCTATCAGGAAGGTAGTAGGGGAGCTAGATGATATAGAAATTTTAAAAACATTATCAGCGGCTCTTAGGAGAGATATTATCGTAATCTCAAATAACGGTAGCAAGGAGTTACATATAAAAAATACGGACAGCAAGGGGGTAATATATCTTGGCCTTATAGCAGAGACTAAAGTACATCCGGGAAAATGGTGCTCCCTTGAGTATTTATGGGATACGGGCAGCATAAAAGGCTTTAAAGAGATAAACGTAAGCAGTCTTTTTGAGATAAGCAGAGAGGACTTGTGCAGTTCTAAAGTAACGGAAGCTCTAAAATATTTAAGAGAAAAGGAGGTAGTAGAGGCAGAAGAGCATAACCGTAACCTCAGGGAAGCGGTACTAAGGGAGTTTGAACGATTTAAAAATCACGTAACGGCAAAGTACAAAGAAGGGTATAGTATAATATCTAATCCGGCTTATATGATAAAAGATGCTTACAACCGTATGGGGGTAGGAAACAGTTACGAGAAATCAATATCGATATTAAAACAGGCAGCGACTTTAGATCCTTTTTTTAGTTTTGCTGCGTACTACAATCTTGCATATTGTACTATTAGGCACGGAGAAATGGTATGCGCCAAGGACGGTAAAGCATGGACTATTTATACCAACCAAGCCTTGGGGTATTTAATAGAAGTAAAAAACCAGATAGAGCAGAACGTAATGCCTAATCTATCGGTAATACAGATGTTATCGGAGCATCAGGGCGAGACTCCTTTAATGCGTCAGGTAATAGATAAAATTGCGCTATTAAAGAAGCAGCTCGAATATATAGAGAAGATTATCCCGACCATGACGGAGAATGTAAAAGGTACTAATGGCAGGGGACAGAATGCTGAGCGGTCATATATAGTAATAGATAACTCCGACGTGAAACTTTTAAAAGAGTTATACGATTCAAGTAACGCTCCGCTAGATGAAATAGGCGAATTAAATAGTCTCGGAATAATTCATTTATACGGAGTTAGGGTAGAAGAATTACCTGTTGATTGGGGTAACGTAATATTAACTACGGCTCTGGGTATAGGGCAGCTAATAGTAGGCTGCGTATGCGCGATGAGCGGTAACATAAAATGGGCCGCTACCTTTATTATGAATGGTTTTGAGGATTTAATAAAGGCCGGCAACATTGCAAGTAATGAAGATTTTAGGTGGAGCGAGTACGGGACGGGGAAGGCAATAAATTACGGCGTAACATTAGCCCTGGCAAAGATAGATAGTATAGTAACCAAGGTAGGAATGTTCTCAAACGAAGCTACAAAAAAAATGGCAGAACAGGGAGCAAAGCACTGTATTACCGAGGTAGCTAAGGAAATAGCCCTGAGGGTAGCAATAAATAAAACCGTTGATTCGGTATTTGATCAGGGGATTAAGAATCTGGTCAAAGAGTTCAATCCGCAGCTTGAGAGGGAAGTTACCAAGGAAGTGAGCGAGTGTTTTAGTAGCCCTGAACTTCGGGCAAAGTTAGAGGAATTACTGATAATGGACGCCGTAAAAGGTAACCGTAATAATCAGCAGAAGCTTCATAATAGTGCAATGTCCGCCCTTAAACAACACGGGGAGGAATTAAGAGCGATAATCACCGGGCTAGTTAACGGTCTCTGCGGCAGCCATGATCCAAGAGTTAAGGTAGTAGGGTATTTAGGCAAAACGATTAGTATCGGCGATGCCCTGATGAAAATCAGTGATTTAACGGATAAAGTATGTATGGCTTTCCAGGAGAAGGCAATAGAACTCGCAGCAGAAGAGACGGACCTTGCAAGGTTTATATGCAGTAAACTAGGTATCCGTCTTAATTTAAGTGAAGCCCGCGAAATCGTAAGAAAACTGGAAGAGGCAGGAATTATCAATGACGGTAAGCTGCAGGCGGAAAAAGTCTTACTCCGGGAAGGAGATACAAGGAATCCAAGGACGCTTAAGGAGAGTGAGAGACCCGAGGTATTTAAACAGAATCTCGGTATTCATAATGACCTGATCGCCGAAAGCTTATGGCAGCTATGTAAGGCACAGCAACCTACGGCAAGGAGCGGAACAATCAAGATCATAGATAGTATGGAGTCCGAGCTTGCAGGTAGCATTACGAAAACCGTACTCAGCAGAGTACAACATCAGGTAGCAAGGCCGGTAGCAGATTCATATATAAATGATATCAAGAAAAACATAACAGAAGAATTAAAAAATATCCATGAGGATATACAGAGCAGTATTAGCGGCAAACCGAGAGTTTACGGCAACTGGGACAACAGACCCGATGGGGTAGGTAAGAGAATAGCCGATATATTCCGTATCAGGGATGAAAAGGAAGAATCGGCAAAGCGGTTATTACAAACAGAAATAATAGAGCAGCGGCTTGCTTTTGAGAGTATGGGAATAAATGCTAGGGGCATAGATACAAATTATGTAATGGGTGATCTACCTGAGGGAGGTCAGGCTCTAGCAGGAACAAGTGAAAAAGACAAAACGGGAAAACCAAAACAACCGACTTCAATTTCAAAACCTTTTGATTACTCGTTGTTACTCGCTCAAAAAACCGACGGGGAACTAGTTCAATTAAATAAAGCAAGCCTTGAATATCTGAAATACTTTTTTGACATATCTGAAGCAAAAACTCAAAAGGCAGAAGAAGTAAAGGTTTATGACGTTACTAGATCAACAGCTCAGTCAAGTATGTTCTTCAGTAGCTTGCCAAGGGTCTCCTTTATACCTACGGCTAATGCCTACACAGCGGGAGGCGGTATTGCTCTAATGGAAATAGAACTAGGTATTGAAGGTTCTCTTACGGCTATTTATGGACTAGGAAAAGGCGCTGTAGCATTAGGTAGAACAGTATTACCCATTGCTAGGGGTATACCGTGTGCTACAGTTGTAGTAGGCGGAGTAATTGGCTTACATAATGCAGCACAGTTTGAACACGAACATCCTTTCCTTGCTCCAGAGTTTAATGATATAATGACTAATCCTCTTATCCCTCAAGATATAAAAGATAGATACTGGCAAAGAGCAACAAATGATCCGAAGCTAGTTAGCCAGCAGCAATCTTTACGGGTTACTGAATTACCAAGTATTGACTTTAAAGTAATGGGCAGAATTGATCAGCAAAGGCATGGCGATATAGTTAGTGCTTATTTCGATATTGACCCTAACGCTAACAAACAGACAACCTTAAGTACTCCCATACCTTATCAACCAAAATCAATCCTGTTTACTCCAGATGACGATCGTCTCTTAGAATGGAGTAAGTTGCCAGGCTTTACGCCAATTCATACTAGCGTTCCAAGAGTAGAAACATTTCCTGTACATGAAGAAGATCAGAGTAGTTGGATTTTACTTAGGGATAAGACTAATGAAGAAATATATCAAGAACTTGGAGGTAAAGCTACCTCTGAAGTTCTAGGAGAACTTCCTAATGTGCAAGGAAGTTATGGTGATAATGTAGGCTTAAGGTTAAAAGAAGCGTGTGATCAGTTATATAACGCACCTAAACATGAAAATAGAGTAATTGCAGGAGCGGGTAGCAATGTTGCTATCAAAGATATTGAACGTATTACAAAAACATATGGTGGAACTGAAGAAGATTGGGCTAAATTAAGTAGTAAGAAGATTGAATACAAAGAAGGAACTCTAGTTTCAACCAGAATAATAAAAATTGAAATACATTGGTATGAAAATATAAAAACTGGAGAAAAAGTTGAAGCAAAGCCAAAAATAACAAATAACAAATGGAACGTAGACTAATGATTAATATTTCTTCTATTCAAGCTGTAATAAATAAAAAAAAAACATGTGTACTATGGTTAAAACCCGAGGCATTGTCAGCAAACCAAATAAAAAATACTATAAACCACTTCTCTAGTATTATTGATGATTATATAAACCCTTCCATACATGGCAAAGATTATATTTGTAATGATATAAACATTCTTATTGATGATATTCAAGATATGAAATCTATATCAAATCAAGAAAAGAATGAGGCTATTTTACAGCTGATCAAAAAATATCCTAGAAATCATCTTCATTCATTAGCAAAAAGGGCTCTATATAAAATAGATAAACAATTAGAAAAATATTACAAAGAAATTAATAACCTGTGGCTAAATGGAGAATATAACCCTGAAGCAATTAGATTATTGGACGAATATAAAGAATGGGACAATCAAAGAAAAAACACATTTTAATTCGAGAGGAAAGAGATAGGAGCTGGACAAGTGTGAAGGTAAAGGCTCTTTGCCGCCACATAAAAATGACTATGCGGAACTAAAAAAAGAAAGATTAAGCTTGATTAATAGTAGGATTTGGTTACCATTGGTCAATTATTAATACTATGGTTCATTTTTCAAGAGAGATATCGGTTATACTAAATCAGATATTTTATTGTAATTAAAGCATAATTTGGGAAGTCAATAAGTATGTTTAACTGTGTTAGTCAAGAATGTAAGATTAAACTATTTCAATTTAATAACCTTATTTCTTCATGGCTTTTTAGAAGTGGAGGAAAATATAATGTAGCCATAACCAGAATGGCTATAGCTATAGCTTTATGGTTAACGATTAGACATCATTCAAACTTTGATTCTGATTTATATTACAAGGAATGGATATCATTACAAAGTAGTTTAGGATGGGTACCAAAAGGCATAATTAAAATTTTTGATTTGCTTTATAGTGGCCCTCCTTCTGAGTTATTAGTAAAAAGCATATATATAACTGCGCATATTTCAATAATATGTATGTTTATTGGGCTCCTTATACCTATATCCCAGGTTATAGCAGTTTTATCAGTCCTATTTATCGTTTCGTTACAAACTTCTTATGGACCATATTGGTCACATGCATATAACGTACAACTTTTAGCAGGTTTAGCCTTTATGTTTGCTAGATCTGCCGACGTTTTATCAGTTGATTATTTGATAAATAAATGGAGAAATAATAGCAATAAAGAACAGGGTAATATTTATTGGTGGCCAGTAATTTTTGCCGAATTAAGTGTTGCTTTATTTATGTTTGGAGCATTTTTTCAAAAATTCAGGGCCGGTGGTATTTATTGGGCACTTTCGGATAATATTAGAAATTCTCTTGTTATTTCTTGGTTACAATACAGATCTGAACCTCCAAGTATTGTTATGTGGATCGTGCAAGATCCACTTATTTGGAAAACTGCTGGTATGCTTCAACTTTTTGCGCAATCAACCTCTATTTTAGCTGCATTTTTTTTACATAGACCTATTTTCCGTTTTATATTTGGTGGCCTTTTTTTCTTTATAGAAATCGTTGCTCTAGGACATGTTTTTGAATTCTGGCATCCATTTTGGATTCCTCTTTGTTTTATTTGTGTAGATTGGGAATATTTTTATAAACTTCTTAGTTCTTTTAGATCAAAAAAGATAGATAACTATTCGTCTATCAATACAGCTCCCAATATATGCTTTTCCAGACGTTACAAGGTATCTGTTCTGTTATTTGGTACTATATTTTTTGGTTATTATATACTAACCCTTCTATTCAGTTTAGGACAAAAACACTTAAATTACCCATTCAGCACGATGGGTTTTTTTGCTGAAACTAGAGCAATAAAGCCTTATAATGAACATAAATACTTCCCTATTTATACAGGTCGTATAGATGTATATACTTCTGACGATCAGACCAAACCGGTCGAAGTATGTTACAGAGAAGAATTAGATGATTATTTATTTAGAAAGTCTACTATCAAGGAGCTTGAAGAAATTGATAACTCAATGCAGAAAAGGCTAAAAAGAGGTATATACACTCGTTCAAGGGAAAGGCGCTGCGAGCATACTCTAGTCGAATTTAAAAAAATAATATACCGCTCTGGGTTCATGGCAACTACTCCTTATCCTTCAAAACCAGATTTTGTTGATCTTCATATGGCTTATAGAGCGGTGAGAGACGATAAGGGTTTTAGAGCATTAATTTCAAAATTACACTGGGATACAAAGAAAAAACAATATGTAATTAACATAGAGCACAAAGGATTTAAAAAACCATCTTTTGAGATTTTAGCAAGGTATAATATGACAACGAATCCCCAAATTACTGGAATTGAAAAGCTACCAGGTTATTGGGAAAATGACAAATATTTTATAGAAAATAACAAAACAATTGATCGTGTTATTTTTTCTCTTATTAAAGTAAAAGACCAAGAATTAGGGATTGAAGAAACTTATTATGGACCAGACAACTTCCGAGATTATAGATAAAGAAAAAGAGCATATTAATTATCTTCTATATGATAAAGAATGCCCCTTTTGTCATTCTTATGTTCGTTATATAAGGCTTAAGAAATTAAATTCTAATATAGAACTCCTAAATGCTAGAAATAATAAAAACTTGGTCACAAAGTTTTATAAAAAAGGACTAGATATCAACAAAGGAATGATTTTAAATCTTGATGGAAATATTTATTTTGGTGCTCAAGCTATCCATATACTGGCTTTAATGTCTACATCAAGTAATTTATTTAATAGGATAAACAAGAAAATATTCCAACATCAAGTTCTAGCCAACTTATTATATCCTGTATTAAGGTGTGGAAGAAATATAGTTTTACGTTTTATTGGAAAAAACCCTATAGAACTTTGATAATAATTTAGCACAACGTAATAGCCACTTATAAAAATGATTAACGAACATTAGAATTGGCTACTATGGATGGTATTTTAATATTTGTTGCAGTATTAAGAATGAGGCATTTCTGCTATATAAAAATGGCAGCAGGGAACTGAAAGAGAGATAATTCTTGTTCAATCAGAGAATTCGGTTACGATTGGTCAATTATCACTTCAAATTTAATTAACGTTAATTATGCAGTTTAAAACTTTTATCTGTCATTTTTTAGTTATCACTTCAGTAATGCTGCCTACAATTACTAAAGCGGAAGATGCTTTAGAGAAAAAACATGGAATTATAGTAACACCTTTTACGGGTTACAGGTATGACGTTTTTCAATGGTCAATGCCGGAGGGTTATGCCAGTAATGGTAAAAAAATTTCGGAACTTACTTGGAAAAATCATATATCTGAAACTGGGATAAAAATAGAAACTAAACCGGAAGAGAATCGATTCCATTTTCAAGGTCAGCTTAAATACGGTTATATTCTAAAACAAAGCAGGAACCAAGATTCAGATTGGGATGATATAGGAGAATTTGCTAGAAGTTTTTCTAACGTTAAGGGAAATGTATTTGATCTATCAGGAGGAGTAGGGTTTTCTAGAAATATGGCTTCAATGCTTATTACTTACTATATGGGTATAGATTACAGTAAGTACAAAATGAGGAGTTATGGGTTATATTACTCAATTCATAGATTTCATAATCAAAATATTAATAGTATTCTAGGTCATGAACATCCTAAATCTCAGTTAGTAGCGAGCTATAATTTCAGTAATTACTCTCCATGGTTAGGAGCTTCGATTAACTATTCATTCAATGATAAATTTACAATTATTCCAACAGTGAAGTTATATTTATTTTCTCTATTTGCAAAAGCAGATTGGGTAATTAACGAGGGCTTCAAACACGATCCTAGTTTTACAGACAAAGCTTTTGGAATAGGAGGTAGTTTTGATACTGAATTATTATATAAATATAGCAATAATTTAGATTTAAGACTTAATGTCGGGATTAAAAAATTGGTTATGACCAAAGGAAAGAAAAAGGCTTTTTATGTTGACGATACCATTTCCTGTAAGTTAAAGAAGCTATCTTTCGTTTCATCGTCTGTAAGTGCCGGTATTAAATATCACTTTTAACATGTAAAAAACTGTCTGAGTGATTGTTTGTTGTAACTTTATGGAATAAATACGAAGCAAGACAAGATTGAGTGGTTTGATCTTGATAAAGGTTATGGATTTATTGAGCGGGATCATGATGTATCGGACTTATTTGTAAAATATATTCGAAATTGTCAATAGTTGATGCTCAGAAAGAATATGAAAATATTATAAAAAAATTTCCTGTTTAAATCAAAGTGGCGGCTCGTCGTTCATTCCGTGACACTGGTCCCCTGGTCCTATAAAAAAACTGCGCAAGGGTAATGTTTTACAATTAACCTTGATTAATAGTAAGATATGGTTAGAATGGGGATATGAAAACGACACATTTGGGTGTTCTTCCATTTGAGTATTTTTGCATTTGCTAATTTTCTATAATTTTCCTTTTTTTTAAATTTAACGTTCATAAAAACTTTTAGGGTTTAAGTGTGCAAATATTATACATAACTTACGTTATGGAAAATAAAGCGAAAGTTTATTAATAAAATTTTAAAATGTTAGGCAGATTTTAACTGAAATTACACAACTATCCCACCTAAACACCGAAAACCCTCATAAATGCGATTTAAACAGCTTTGTTCTCGTTTACATAAAATCATACAACAACCATCGGATCTACCACTTCTAAGACTCTTAAAATAAGACATTTTTTTTGTAAATTAGTTAAAAGTTGTTAACTGTTTAATTTTAATTTAAGTGCATTGTATTCTTAGAAATTTTATGCTATCAACAGATAATTCTAAAACCGTTTTATCAAAGGCTTTGTTAATTCATCTCAATAAATTAATGATAAATTCCAATAAAAACAATATTTTTCTAAAAAAAGTATATTTAGCTTATTCCTTAGAAAGAGCTTCATTTAATGGAATAAGAGCTATGCTTATATTATATCTATCAGAAAAATATAATTTATCTGAAGAAAATGTACACCTGATCTTTGTATCTATGTTATCCTTAATATTAGTAATACCTTTATTTTTGAGTTATTTTCTAGATAAATTTCATATCAATAAGAATATTCTAATAATAGGGTTGATTCTATCTATTACAGGAAATTTATTACTTTTAAAAGTAAATTTACAATATCTATTTATAGCATTGAGCTTTATAATTTATGGAACTGGATTATTTAGAATTAAAATAACGACTATTATTGGAGAATTATCAGGTTATGATCATAATAAAAAAGAAGCAAATTATTTAAAGCTTTTATTATTTGGAAGTATTGGAAGTATAATAGGAATTATTTTTTTTTCATGTATTGGAGAAATATATGGATGGATATATAGTCCTATTCTCTCTACATTATCTCTAATAAGTGCAATACTAATATTAAAAACAACTAATCTTAATGAAAGCTATTCTCTGCAAGAATATCAAAAATTAACTATAGTCTCACTTATCATAATACTTTTAGTTTTTATTTTTATTAGTATTACCAATATAAATTTAATTCAAAACTCTTTATTATTCTTTTGTATAATAGGCATTATTTATATAATTTGTATATCCCCAAATTATCAAAAGATGTTCTTAACAATTTATTTAGTATTAGTAAATTTCATTTTTTCTATAATATTCATTCAAAGTGAAACCTCATTAGTGCTATTTATAGAAAAACATGTGGATAATAAAATAAATTTTCTAAATTTTATCTTTAGCATTCCTACTACTTTTTTTCAGTCTTTAGTACCTATATTTATAGTTATATTCGTATTCATTACAAGGATATTAAAAAATCAATCATTTAATGACATAAAAAACCCTCTTTTTAAATTAAATATAGGATTTATCTTTCTATCATTTTCAATGTTTATTTTATACTATAGTTCTTTCTCTTTAAAAGAACCAAAACAAGTACATATATATTGGATAATTATATCTATATTAACTCTTTCTATATCTGAATTATTAATTTCTCCAACTGGTATGGCTACAATCAATAAACTTAGCTTAAATAAAAAAAGTAACATTTATATGAGCTTATGGTTAGGATCTGAAGGCTACGCTCTATTATCTTCAGTAATAATAACTAAAATGACTATCATTACCTATGATAACAATCTAAGCCTATCACTCAAAAACTATTGTGAAAAGTTCTATCTTTTTAGTTTGCTTGGTCTAACTATTCCAATACTTACTGGAATATCTTATCTATTATATTATCTATATTCAATAAAACAATCTCATGATAAGTATTAACCGTACAAATATTTATTTAATAACATGTTCTGGTATTAAATTCGTTATATCTGTAATGTCCTTTTGCGTATCAAAAATTAGTTTAATTTGACCTATTCTATTTGCTATATCTCTAGCAGATTCTACAGTTAGATCTATAGACATTGGAAATATAACTAATACAGCTAAATTTATATCACACTTAGCTTTACGATATTGTGGTACAAATCTAAAAATAAAACTATCTACTTTATTCTTAAATATATCTTGAAAATAATTAAACAAACGAAAAGTATATTCATTATACTGTTTAATAGTACAATGATCTTGATTCATTAAGTCCCAATAAGAAATATTTTTATTATGAGGTATAGGAAAAAAAACAGATGCAAAAGTCAGTGAAAAAGGATTAAGCAACTCAATACCATATTTAGGTAAAATATTACGTATCTCACAGGCTACTAATGTTTGGTTACATATATAAGACAATATACCATCTCTTCCCATTGTTTGCATAGCCACCCATGCCGAGAGGATAGAATTAGCCGATCTAGAGTGTTCCAAAGTAAAATGATGTAAAAAATTTCCTCCCTTCTTTTTCTCTTCAAAAGGAAGTAATTCATCTTTAAAGATAGAATTTAATTCACTACCATCTTTAGTAAGAAATATACTTGTACTATATGGGCAAAAACCAGTTTTATGAAAATCTACTCCAAATCCATCAGCTAATTTTATTGCTGCTATATTATTAGCTGCCTCTTTTACAATTCCTAGTACATTTTTAGGAATCTCTAAAGGATTAATTTTAAAATCATAATTAATAAAAAACATCCAAGGCCAACCTACACATGTATCAAAATAAATATATGGCTTATAATCCGTTTTATATTCTCCTACAATATCATCTATAATAGAACTGACTGATCTTAAATCATCTATACTAAGATGAAGAGAATTTCCACCACAAACAACAATGGCAGCAATAGGATAATCTTCTTCATAAGCCTTTCTTAGAAGCGATTCAAAGGAAGATATATTAATTGTCTCATCTTCATCAACCTCAGCTCTCCAAACATTTTCATAACCTATGCCAATTAGCGATGCAGCAGTATTTATACAATAATGATTTTCTTTACTAGTAATAACTATCGGAGATTTCCGTTGATTAGATAATCCAGAAGACGAAACTTTTTTAATACAACGATTTAAACCTATTCTGAGAGCATAGATGATACATCCTTTTCCACCAAATGTAGAAACTCCAGAAGAACGACTATCATCCCATCCTGCTTCTCTAGATAGCTGACGTACTGTCTGCCGTTCCATTTGATGAGTTCCTGCACTTGTAAAATCCCAAATAGGATTTAAATTATATAATGAAGAAATTGTTGCAGCAGCAACCGTCCCGATCATAGGAGATGGTATCACATTGTGCATAACGTTTGGATGATACCATTTTAAAGTACCTGAGAATATCTTACTAACTGTTGCTAAAATAAAACTACTATCTTGAATTGAACTAGGAAAATTTTCAAATTTCTCTAAAAACTTATAATCATCATCTAACCTTCCTATATATGGCATATTAATCTGTCCTATAGGCATATTATTCATTATTATCTTAATATCTTCAATCAAGGTTTCAATATTTTCATCCTGAGAATTTAAAAATAAATCTCTCATGGTTTTTATAATTTTTTGCCATTTCTTTCCCATCATAAAAACTAATTAAAATTAAAAAGTAATTTTTCTGTATTTTACTTCATCTTTTATATAATTTTGAAAATCATATATGTTATATGTTTTTTGTCCTACAACACCTAATCTTCTAACAGTTATAGTATCATCATTGACTTCTTGATCTCCAATGATCCCAATATATATCACCTTATTATTTAAGTGATCACGAATTTTATAACTAATTCTCTCATTACGTATATCATATATCACCCGTATTCCGGACTCTTTAAATTTTCTTGTAATGCTTTTAACATAAGAAGCATGTTGATCTGTTATACCTAAAATAACAAGCTGTACAGGAGCAATCCATAAAGGAAAATTCCCTGCATGATGTTCAATAAATATTCCCAAGAAACGTTCCATACTGCCAAGTAGAGCTCTATGTATCATTACAGGAATCTTTTTCTCTCCATTAGCATCTATATAACTAGCTCCTAACCTCTCTGGTAAATTAAAATCTAATTGAATCGTCCCACATTGCCATTCACGTCCTATAGCATCTGTTAATACGAATTCTAATTTAGGACCGTAAAAAGCTCCACCATTCTTATTTAAGACCCAATTAATACCTGCTAATTCTGCTGCTTCAATTAAAGATTTTTCTGCATAATCCCATAAAGCATCATCCCCTACTCTATATTCAGGTCGATCAGCAAATCTAATAAAAAAATCTTTAAATCCTAATTCCTTATAAATTTCTATTATCATTAGGCTAAGTTCTAAAATCTCTGCTTTTATCTGATCAAGAGTACAAAAAATATGAGCATCATCTTGAGTCATAGAAGCAACCCGCATAAGCCCATGTAAAGCACCTTTTGCTTCTTGACGAAAACAACTTCCAAATTCTGATATCTTAATTGGCAAATCTTTATAACTATATGATTTTTGTTTAAATATCTGTATATGACAAGGACAATTCATTGGCTTAAGAGCAAAAACACTATTGTAAGCATGTGATATAAACATTTCTTCGATACCAAAACTTTCCCAATGGCCTGATTGTACAAATAACTCTTTATTAATAAGCTTTGGAGTATTAACCTCTGTATAATTTCGTACTTCTAATTTTTCTCTTATATAATTTTCTAACAATCTGTACATTGTCCAGCCTTTATCGTGCCAAAATACTTGTCCTGGAGCTTCTGCCTGAAAATGTAATAAATCCATTGTTTGACAAATCTTTCTATGATCACGTTTTTCTGCTTCTTTAATTTTTTGTAGATAAATATCTAATTCTTCTTGAGATCTCCATGCCGTTCCATATATCCTAGTTAACATTTCATTTTTGTGGTTACTTTGCCAATATGCACCAGCAATCTTTATAAGTTTAAAAGCTCCTATCTGCTTCATAGATAATAAAGATGGACCATAACATAAATCAATAAAATCAGCATCTTTTTGATAAAAGATCTGAAATTCTAAATCAATACTTTCTTCTATAATTCTGATCTTATAATCTTCTTTACGTATTTCAAATATCTTTATTGCTTCTTCTTTAGACAATATTCTTTTCACTAACTCTTGTCCTTGAACAAAAATTCTATACATTTCTTTCTCAATAATTTTGAGATGATGAGAAGAGATAACCTGATTACATTTAAAATCATAGTAAAACCCATCTTTAATAATAGAACCTATTGCTAATTTAGAATCAGGAAATAAATTCTTAACAGCCCGAGCAAGTAGTTGAGATGTCAATGTATAACGCATAACATCTAAACCTTCATTATCTTTTATAGTAACAATATCTACTTCAGCATCGTTATTAACGACATCACGAAGATCTTGCAATTTACCATTTACTCTTATTGCAACTGCCGATTCTAACATTTCACTTGAGATACTAGATACTATATCTTTTCCAGCAATAGGAACTTCAAATTGTCTTGTTGAACCATCTAAAAGTACAACTTTTACCATTTCAAAACTTATATATTATAATTATATTCTTTGCTATGACCGAAATTATTATACTTAAAATAAACATCTATCAAAATTAAAACAAATCACTATCTTTGATAGTTTATACTTTATGTTTATAACCTCTTATGATAGGCTGATAAAATCCAGTCTTTTCAGGAAAAAGAATAGATACATCTACAAAACCAGCTATAATCATAAGAGATTTTATTTCTTCAAGAGTTATAGCCCTATATGTAACAACAGAATGATCAATTAGCCAATTTTTAGGTTGTCGCTGTGTAATATAAAGATGAACATCATGAACTCTTTCATCTTTCCAATCCCATACTTGATGTATTATCCTTTTGCCATATTTATCATTAATAAATAACGGTTTTGTTACTGTAGTTCGTTCATTAATCATGGGAGCATAATCTTTTACACCAATTAATACTATACCATCTAATCTTAATCTTTCTTTCATAGAAGCAAAAGCAGCAATGATCTCCTGATCACTAAAAAGATGAGGTAAAGAATTACCCATAGTCATAATAACTCTATAATGCCCTAGAGGAGCAGTATTTAAATCCCTCATATCATCAATACGTACATTAACTACTAAATTACGTTTCTTAGTTTCTTGAATTACTCTCTCTACTTCACTCTTTGAAATATCAGAACCTTCAATATCATAACCCAATAATTTTAGTCCTATCAATTGAGTTCCTATACCACAAGAACAATCTAATAAAGGGCCACAAATATCTGTTGAAGGTAATAATGAAGATATCGTCTTCCCTTGATTCTTTATATCAGCATCCCAATCTTCAAATATTAAATGATAACGTGATGATAAATCATCATAAAAATTCTTTGTAATATCCATAAAACTCTTACTAAAATCAATACAACTTAAATCTAAAAAATTATGCCCAACAAATCAATGATTTATTTTCTGAATACCCTAAAAATCCACTTAAAGTCACTCTATATCCTTGTCCTGAACATGCTTTAATAGCATGTAATCGTTGGGAATCTATCAATATTAACTCTCCAATATCTGGAACTATTCTCAATAAAGGCTCACCCGCTACTTCCCATGGAATTCCATAATTCCCATTTGCAAGACTATTATAATCTTTCTCATTTAATTTATTATCGTAAATTAACAACTCTCCCCCTTTACTTGGAATATCTAAATAGATATTCCAACCAGCTTGCCCATCTAAACTTTTTGCAATATTTGAATTAATATACCAATGCAAAATATCTTGATGAGGTAAAATTTCTACATTTTTATCAGCAGGATAAATACGAAATATTGCAGGAGGCATCAAACGCCCATCATCTAAAGCTGCAGGTGAAATCCCTAGATGATGCATTGAAGAAAATATACCTATAACACTATCCAATATACTTAACCCATTGGAAATTTTACGTATCCATGTCGCAAAACTATCTGAATTTTCAAAATACCTATCAGAGATCTTTCCTCCTTGTGCAGACTGATAATATGTATTCCCCGCAATCATAAGACCTTCCAATCTATCATGAATTCGGCCTTTTTTCATTGCATTAAATACTAATTTCTTAGCATTAGATGTAGAAACCACATTCTTGATACGAATACAACCAAGAACTTGTTTAACAAGCAATGCTCTTAAGTCCTCCTGTTTAGGTAACCCACTTAATATATCGAAACATAATACACTCGATGAATCCTGACCAATCATTATTTTATAAATATTAAATAATTTTAATTTTTGTAAACTGGTTCCATTCTATCTTTACTATCAAGTAACCTATGATCATTCCCAACAGCAATCAAGATCAATTCACTTATAGCTTTTATTGCATGATCAGCCATACTAGGTATTAAATAACAAACTCCTGGTTTTAACTCATAATCAACTCCTTCATATTCTACATATCCTTCACCCTTAATTACAAACAAAATATGGGAACCTTCATGAGTATGATTCATAACACCTTTACCAGCTGCAAACCTAATTATATCAGCTCCGAATTTTCCTTCTTTCAAAAGCGAAAAGCCAGTACCATCACTGTTACACATCTTAATAGGTCTCACACCTGAAGAAACAACAATCTTTCCATCTAATTCTTCTGCCCATTTATTGATCTGTAATGGTCCTATATCTTTTCTGTTTATCATAAATATATCATTAATGTATTTAATTAAATCGACAATTTTCCAATCATTTTCAATTTATACTTGATCGCAAGATTTTAGTCAACTATAATTCTGAAGCCGGGTTAGCTCAGAGTATAGAGCGTCACGATTGTTGCGTGAAGGTCTTTGATTAAGTTCAAAACCCGGCTCCGAGATTGAATGCAAGTAAATGTTTTAAATCAACCTTATTAACAAAAATAGAAACGATGGCAGAATATTTGAGGACTGAAGTATTTAATTCTCAAGGTAAAAGAATATGGTCAGGTGATTATCATAAAAGATATGAGGCAATTAAACAAATTAAAGATTCTGAACAGACTGTAGCATTGGGTTATATTTTAGGTTGTCATTACAGACTCGATAAAACAAAAAAATATTCAAGTAAAACAATTTTTAAAAAAGCTATTGAATGGGGTTATTTAAATATTGATAATAATCTACCAGGATTTGTTACTGTTTTGCCAAAAACAAAGATCTTAGAAAGGTTAGTAGAAAAAATTAATGCTGAACATTTTAAAGAATTAAACGCTGTAGAAATAACATTTCCAACTTTTTTTAATTACACATCAAAAGAAATTAAAGAACTTACAAAAAGTTATGAAATTGAAAAACGCATGTTCAGATTAGGAGAAAGTGATCAAGAAGCTAGAATTTCTTACGCTGCAGACCCAGGACTTTTATTATGGTTAAAAAATAAAATATTTAAAAATGACTCCTTGCCTTATGCTATATATACACAAACTCAAGTATTTAGACGCTTTAAAGGAGGTGAAATTAGTGGATTTCCTCAACTTAGAGAGTTTCCTATGCCAGATTTGCATATCTTATGCAAAAAAGAGAACGCAGTTGAATTATATTTAAAAAATTTATCTATTGCTGCAAAAAATATGCGTTTCTTATTAGAAGAAGAATGGGCATTTTGTCTAGATATTACTCCTAAACTATATGACCAGTTAGATGATTTCATCATAAACCTATGTAAAACTATTAATAAGATATCTATTGTTAATATATTAAGGAACAAACCTAGGTATTATGATATGAAAAGTGTATTTATGATGGATGCAGGAGATTGTGCTATTATGAATTTCAATATGCAATGGGATCAAGAGAATTCAAAATTATTTAATATCACTGATGAATTCAGAAATCCATTAGTGATTCTACATGGAACTTTAATGCATTCGTGGTACAAAATTTTACCAGTTTTTATAAACAAAATGCTTGTAGATGATACTTTACAAACTTTTCCATACCATGTTGCTCCTTTACAAGTATCTATTATTCCTATAAATCATAATTTTATTAATTTAGCTAATACACTAAGAGAAGATTTAATATCTCAAAATATAAGATGTGTATTAATAAAGAATAATAGCATTTCTAAGGCTATTCAGATATCTAATAAAAACCAAATACCATATTTTATTATGGTTGGAGAAAAAGAATTAGAAAACCATAAATTCAACATAACAGAGGCAAAAACAAAAATTACAATTGATTTACAAGAATTTATCAAAAACAAAAATGATATAAATAAAAAGACTCAAATTTTATTTCTTAGTGAATTTAATATAAACTCTATTTTTGGAAAAATCTCAACTATTTCAAATAATAAAAAGTAAAGACATAATATATCTTTTCCTTATTTGTAATCTTCTAGCTCTTTATATATTCTCTTATATAACTTATTATAATATTAGTGATATTGGTCTTATTACGGATAGCTTTTACTTTTAGATTGTCCCTTAAAGATTCTGGCAAAAGAATCGTTATATTTACCATTTTCTCTTTTACAACTTCTTTTAGTGCTTCTTCCTTATGAAGATTGGAATTGTTCTTTAACTTAGGTTTTAAAGCCATTTCATAACCTCCAGTATTTCATCTCTTATTGAATCTATTTCTAACGTCGCATCATTAAAAATCTGAGTATATACAGTATTCCCCTCGCTTGCAGAGGTTGGATAGATCACTCGCTGCGTAGTATATGAATTAAGAACAGGTAACTCATATTGTTTTAAAGCTGCTAATACCTCTTGACTTAGTTTAGTATTTTTAATTACTCTACTAATCACAAATGCTGCTAAAGGTTTACTATTAGCAACTTCCTGTCTTGCTTTTATTATTTCTACTAAATCAGATGTTGCCCAAATATCCCAAGGAGATGGTTGGACTGGCACTAAAACAAAATCCGCTATTTTTACAGCAGCAGCGGCTAGTTTAGTTATTGACGGTGCACCATCTATAACAATAAACTCATATCCAGCTTTTACTGCCTCTATATCACTCGCTAAAGAGACTCTATCTAATCCTATAACCGGAATAATCCTACCATCATTTTCTACATTCCAGTCCCGAGCAGATCCTTGAGGATCACTGTCAATAAGTAACACTTTACGACCTAAGTTCTGTAATGAATGAGTTAGGTTTATAGCAATTGTGGTCTTACCACAACCACCCTTCTGGTTAAGTACTGCTATTATTTTCATATATAACAATATAATTGTTTAATAATATTATTATATACTGGTTACTATATATTACAATATAATAATTTATTAATATTACTACATACAGATTACCGTGTATATTAATATAATACTATACTAGTATTAGTGTATATTAGTTAATGTATATAATAGTATATTAGTTTAATAATATTAGTATATACTGGTTACTGTATATTATTATAGTGATCTACAACCACTTGCCCTAAAAACTCAGGGATTAAAGGTACTACTGCATTTCCCAGCGATTGCAAACGCTGCATACGACTTCCTCCGTCCGTCCAGCTAATAGGATAGCCCATAAGCCATTCTACCCAATCAGGATTCAACCTCTCATCTTTTAATCTTGGTACTTCTGAAGGCTCTTTTCCCCATTGCTTAATTCCTCTGCTGCAATAGTACATGCCAATCTGCTCTTGTGCACATATTTAGCTAGTTTCCTTAAATCCCCTACATCCTTGTAATCCCTGCTGGTCGGTGTCGGGAAGAATCTTACATATCTGGCTAGTCCGAGACTCCCCGAGTTCCCATTCCTGTTGTGTTTGCGGATACTTCCTGTTTTTGTTACCAGGTAAACATCGTCCTTGCTGATTATATTCCCTATGCTCGCATCGCTTGCAGTCGGTGTCGGGAGCATTTTTACAACCGTCTCCAAGTGTGGACTCTGTCTTCTCCTTTCCGACGGACAATCCGACTTTGCTGATGCAAGAGGGGTAGGCAATAATCCAGATCCTATCCCGTCTGTGAGGTGCACCAAAGGCGGAAGCCGGTATGCAATGCCATTCTGCATCATACCCGATCGCCCATAAATCTTGCAGGACGCTGATAAGTCCCGTGCTACGAAGGTTTGCCACGTTTTCGATAATCGCATATTTGGGTCTAATTTCATTTATTAATCTCGCAAATTCTTTCCATAATCCTGAACGTTTAGCTTTAATACCGCCTCCTTTACCCGCTACCGATATATCTTGACAAGGAAAGCCCCCAGCAATTATGTCTATTCTTGGGAGCGTTTTTAAGTCTTTCTTATCTATGGTAGTAATATCAGAAAATATCGGTACGGATGGCCAGTGTCTTGTTAGTATTTTCCGGCAAAACGGATTAATCTCACAAAAGGCAACTGTCTGCATGCTTGCAGCTTCCAAGCCTATTGAAAAACCTCCTATGCCTGAGAAAATATCTAGAACATTTAACACTTTAGCTTACTACTTTATGCTCATTCCTTAGCTAAAGTAATTATACCATAGGCTTTTACTATCCTGATTTTCTCATGACTTTTTACAAATATCGTGGTGATACACTTCAGGTTCTCTTGGACGTAACTTCTCTCTTCTCTTGCGAGCTTTTACTAACTCTCTATACCTGGCAAATGCTGCACGTTGATCTTGCTTCATTGCACTTTCTATATCTTGATCCTCGATCCTGTTTTTCTTAGGCCTCTGATAAAAAGGCTCTTTTTTATCCGTTAACTCTTTCATATATCGTTTGTCTTAATATCTTATCTTAATTTGCCTTTGTATTACTTTCGTTGATTAATCTTAAGTTCTCTCTTGCCTCTTTCATCTTAGCGGCAAACTCCAATGCTTCTGCTCTACTCCTTTGCTGGTATACTGCTTGATCATCCTTAGAGCCGTTGTTTTCTATATTCAGTTTAGCTAAGGCTAGACTAGTGAGTTGTTGAGCTTTAGAAACACCTATCTCTCTTTCTTCTAAGGCAGTTAAGGTACTATCTATTATTTCTAAAGCAGATTTATTACCAAATGATACTTGCAACTCATTATTATCATCATTATTTTCCACGCCAAAGCCGGTATTGCGTAAATAAAACTGAATTGCATTTAAATTGACGGCGTTTAACTCATCATTTTTTATAAACCTCATAAGCCTTGAAAGGACATACTCCTTGCCCTTAAAGCGACCCCTCCTCCAGGACGTCATTAAAAGACTATCCTCTTTAAGCTTTCTTTGAAAAGTCCTGTAAGGTATTTTTAGGAAATAAGCAATCTCTCTTTGTGTATGACCATGCGCCGCTAATGATTCAACCTGTGCGGACTCCTCTGGCGTAATATCCCTTTTTGTTTTACTCATTCAACAATACAGCTTTTTGATTAGTTTCTTTTTCCCACCTCTTTATTATAACATCAACATAAGCTGGGGATAATTCCATCATATAACATTTACGCTTTGACCTCTCGCAGGCAATTAACGTAGTACCGCTACCGCCAAACGGATCGTATACACTTTCACCTTGCGCAGAGTTATTAAGTATTGGCCGAAGCATGCATTCAAGCGGCTTTTGCGTGCCGTGTCCCCAAGTTTCCTCCTTGTTGCTATTACCGAATGGATTATTATTTTCAATTTCCCATACGGTAGATTGATCACGTTTACCCTGCCAGTTATGCTTCTTCCCTTTCCGTACGGCATACCATAGAGGCTCATGCTGATGATGATAATCACCCCTGCTTAATGCAAACTGCTGCTTTGTCCAGATTATGAGACAAATCAATTCAAAACCGCTATTCTCTATATTCTCGGCAAACTTGTGCGTATATTTAGATGAATGCCAAACATAAGCAATATCACCGGTAAATAATGAATAAGCCTCAGACCAATCATATCTATCATCATTTAGTACCTTACCTTTAGAACGCATGCCTACCTGAAGATCAACACCCTCACGCCACTTAGGATCATACTCCACACCATAGGGCGGATCAGTTACCATTAAAATTGGCTTTGCCCCATCCATTAATTTATCAACATGCTGCGGGTTAGTACTATCTCCGCACATTAAACGATGAGACCCGAGCATATAAATATCACCTAACTTGGAGGTAGCTTCTCCCTCGAGTTCTATTTCCTCTTCCGCCCCTATTTCTTCTAATATGGCTTTATCAAATATAGGAGTTAGCATATCCTTATCCATACCAAAAGATAATAGCTTATCCAGATCAAATCGCTCCGTTAGAACATCAAAGTCATATTCACCGAACGCTAGATTATCTCTAATATTTAACCTGTCTATTTCTGCAGATGTTAGTTTCCTAGTCGGTATTAACACCTCAATTTCAGTCTCATCATTGTAACCTGCCATATATAAAGCTTTTTTACGCTGGTGGCCGCCGATAATAGTGTAATCATTATCTACTATTATTCTCTGATGATACCCGTCCTCCTTTATATGAGCAGCTAGTTTATCCAGCATTTCCTTAGTTATTTTTCTTGGGTTGTTGGTATACTCTTTTAATTGCGATAACTTAATGCTCGCCTCCTGCCATGTGATAGTTTCATGATTACTTGGATAGTTCATGTTCTAGCTCCTCTAACAACTTATTTACAAACTTTTTCGGATCTCTTACTCGAACGTCCTTACTATCGGCAACCACTTGTCTTTTTATCATATTTACTATAGTCTCCAGAATCTTAAGCTTTTCTTGAGAATCGTCTTCTAACAATCTAAATAATACTGCTAAATATTGACCGTTATCACGCCTTAGGTTAATGACCCACAAAAGCTCATCTTTAAACTCATTGCTAATATTCCCTTTTAAATAACGCTCTATAACAATCTCTTCACATTTTATTTTCATTTACTGCTCTATTTAATTTTATATGGTATTTCTCATAATGCTTAGCAAACTGCTTATCCTTATTCCTTTCTAATTGGACTAGGTGTTTTGAGTGATTAATCAGCACTTCCAAATCATCCACGGACTCCGATAGCTGAGTTAAATTCCTGGTTATCAACTTTTTCTGCTTATCTATTTGCGATATTACGGATAAATAATTCTCATTCCTCCCTAAATTGCTGTTTAATAACCAATGACGTATTTCAGTAAACTCATAACAGCTATTAAAAAGGTCTATCGCATTGTAAACACTGCTAATACAGCGTTGTATTTCTTGGCTCATAGATTTTCTTACCTTTATCTCTGTTATGCTACTCGTGCAAATTCTCCATGTAATTTCTTTGCTGCCTTGCAGTAGACTTTGTAGGCCTCTTGGGGGGTGTTAAATGTTCCTAGGTGGTAATGTTTCCCTAGTTTGTTAATTTGTGCTACATACTTATTTCGTTTTTTAAGAAAAGTAATACCTTTGTATCCACAAGTATTTGCTTTCGACTTCTTTGCAGACCCACTAACTTGAGACATAGTAGCTGCTCTTAAATTCTCTATTCGAGTGTTTCTATAATCACCATCAACAAAAGATACCCTTTCTGGTACATATCCATGGAACATTAAAAATATCACATGTCCAAAAGTATAATGCTGCCCTTCTATAAAAACAATTTTATATCCCTTAGTAGTACCAGCTTTATCACCTTTTTTAGCTCTTAGCCTATCAACTTTCCAATAAAGTTCTCCATCCCGATACTCCAACAACCTTTTGACCTTTGCTTGTGTGAGTAGGGATTTAACTTTTTTGACTTCTTCCTCTACGTTTTGGAGTTTTAAGGGTTTTGGTTTTTTAATAGTTTCGGTTCGCTCTGCCGATAGGACTAGTTGAGCGGGTACTTGCTCCTTATCAAGCTTCTCTTGAATGATTTGAATAGTGCGCTCTAACTTGTAGAGGTCATATTCTAAATTAATAATTCTAGTAAAAGTGCCATCCTCTATCACTCTTGGCCACTTACTAACACTTGCTTCTACGTCTTTAAGCCTTCTCTCTGTTACAAAGCTTAAGCCATCTGGATGAATACTAAAAAAGTCAGCTGCTTTTTTTACGTTTCTTAAAAATGCGAACATATAATTTCTCCTTGTTATTTGTATTTAAAACGGCACTTCATCAGAAGTAAGTTCACTACTTTGTTGCTGACTACCAGCTACGCCGTAATTTATTGGAAACTTACCTCTTCTCTCATCCATAAATTCGCTATATCTGGCATGATCAGGAGTAATTATGGTCTTAATCTCGTTACGAGGTTGATCGCCTGATGTCTTGATGGTAATTTCAGCTACTACCTGTAAATTATCAAGATCAGCAAAGCTCTTGATCTGTCTCTGTTTTTCTGCCTCCGGTGATTTATCCTTGGAATGTAACCCGCGAGCAGAGTTAAGAATGGCTTTAATCATGCTCCTACCGATTTCGCCGTATTTCTCGGAATTATCACTATGAAGACCGATATTGCTCCAGATTTTCCTATTCTCATACTGACCACTTAAAACTACAAACTCACAGGCAAGATATACGCAAGTAGCCGATTTACTCTTAGTAGCATAGCCGTCTGGCCACTCTTTTGTAACGTGGTTGCCTTTTTTAAGTAATAACCTGACCTTTGCTATGGTTTTATGCGGTATTAGCTCGTAAGACATTTGATCCTCAGCATCGTTAAAGTTATTCCATTTACTCATTGTCTTGCTCCACTAGTTCTTTTAATTTTGATAAGTTGTTATCGATCTGTTTATCTAAGTACTTTGAAAACCAAAAACGAAGATCATTGTCTTTTTTTCGGTTAAATAAATACACGGCTTCAGTATCTACTCCTACATATTCATCAGTCCATAAAAGCTTATAGTCCTCCATATCCCGCCTAATCTCTTCTCTTAAATTATGAATTGACGTATATTTCCTAGCTTCTAGTTCGCTCATTTACTCCTCCCTAAATTTTGTTATGTTTCCCTGATATTTTAAAATAAATGATCCACAGCGGCCGTCTCTGTTTTTTGCTACTATGACCGTAATTATTTTCTCATAATCTTTTAGCATCAGCGGGTAATCATCCTGCCTGTGCAGGAATATTACTAGGTTTGAATCCTGCTCTATTGAACCTGAATCCCTTAAGTCAGAAAGAATTGGTTGTTTGTTTTCTCTCTTCTGATATTCTCTTGATAACTGCGAAAGTATAATCACCGTAATACCAAGCTCACTAGCCATATTCTTTAGTGTTTTTGTAATGAGTTCTATTTCAGAAACTCTGTTTAAACCCGTAAAACCTGATAAATGTATTAATTGAACATAATCAATAATTATAACCTTCATGTTTTCCTTGATACTTTCCTTACGGCAGTGAAGATAGAAACTCCCTAAATCCTTAATCCGATCAGTAAAAATCTGAATATTATCTTTAGCTTCTTTAAAATATTTCTTAACTGCATTGTAACGTTCTTCTGCATGCAACCTATCTTTCCTGCTAATTTCAGTAATATTTGAAATTATCCTTTGATAAACTTCCTCCTTATCCATCTCAAAAGACCAGAGACCAACTTTATAACCTTGGTTAGTGATATTTAAAGCTAAATTAACGGCAAAGGCACTCTTACCGACTCCGGTACCTGCTCCGACAGTAATTAATTGACCTGGTCTAAATCCCTCTATAATCTGATCAAGGTCTTTAAAACCGCTACTGATTACAGCTTGTTCTGTAGTATTTAAAACCTCCATTACTTCTGTTTCGTAATCATATTCGTTGCTTGGTGTCATTCCATCAAGAAGAGCATTACACTTGTTACCGATATCAGTTACTATTTCCGTTAAATCCTTACTATCTGCCGTATTAAGAATTTTTGGTTTGGCATTTTCATAAAGAAAAAATGCTTCTCTTCTAAAATACTGTTTCTGTATCTGGCCAAAAACACCCTCAGCGTAAACATCTGTACCAAGGAATGGGACGCTAAGTACCATACATTGCCTTAAGTATTCCTCTCTTGCTACACCTTGCGAAAAAGACTGCCAATCCTCTTCTGCTATTGAGTGAATGTGGAAGTATATATCGCTAACTGATTTCCCCTCTTCTACATACGACTTAACAATCTTAAACACATGTGCAGCATGAGGAGTGATGAAGTATTTTGCTATTAGCATTCTAGTTCCAGTAATAGCTGCTACCTCATCTTGGAGCATATGACCGATAGCTATTTTCTCGTTGCGAGCATCAAGTTGCTTTATTTCTTCTAGTTTAGTTAAAATGTCCTGATCCATTATTTTACTCCTTAAAAATATCTGATTACTCGGTGTTCAAAGTCATACATCAATTGTTCTGCTTCCTTTCTCTTCATTTCCGCAAGCGATTGTGATTTCTTTTCCTTGGTGAATTCCTTCTCGTTATTTACGGCTTTGACCATGTAGTTAATAAAAGCCTGTCGTCCTCCCCAAATTCTAACCTTAGGATTGCTAGCGACAATGTTTCTCATAATCGCTTTTATCCGATTATTGGAAAAATGCGGTTTATCGCTCCTCTCTCGTACGGCATCGATTAACTCGTCTGTAAACTCAAAATCATTGAGTAATTTATTGCCATGGTAGACATTACCGTTCTTGGTATGAATATCGTTTGGCTCTGTCTGAACCTGAGGTGGTGTATGCCAAGCCTTAACCTTAGGCGGTTCTGTTTGTGCTGTTTCCCGCTGTTTTGCTAAGGCTAATCGCTCCTTATCCCGATCAGCTTTAGCTCTTGCAAGCCGTTCTTCGAATGAGTCTCCTGCTAATTCCTCCCGTTCCCTTCTAGCCTGCTCCTTTGCTATCATTCTGTCTACACGGCTCATGTTATTGAACTCCGTATTAGCCTCTTGCTCAGTCTGATTAGAAGAAACAAAATGAGTATCCTGATTTTTTAGATCTTGGCTCTCTATACCAAAACTTATATCTTCACTGGAACAAAGATCTGAAAGATCTGTTTCTATATTTGTTTCTATTATGTTTCTATGTTCCTGCATCCCTTGAATAGAACTAGGGTTGGCAGTATAGGTGCTAGTCAAATTTGACTTGGATACCAGACATTTCTGACTTGTATACAAGTCACTTTTGGCTTCTATGCAAGTCATTTTTGACTGCCGGTTTTTATAAAATTCTTGTGGATTTTTTAAAATTGCCAAT